CCCCTTGGCGGGATTCCGGCGCCTCCTGAGCCGATTGTTGCAGACACCTGAGCAGCAGGCAAACACCGAGGATAAGAATAAAGTCTTCAGGGCGATGTATGAACAAGCCGGCGCGAAAAAGGGGGGTCTTGTGGGTCGTGGCAAGGGCTCGCCCAAAGCAGGGGTGCCGACGGGCTCTGCTGGCACGAAAAAAGAAAGGAGGGCCAGCGCGGGGCCGGTGATGAAAGCGGTGGCGAGTTCTTTGAAGAAGGAGGGCTTCTACGAGCCCACCAAAAGCAAGTCCGAGCGCCAGGCGATCGTCAACAAGGCCACCACCAAGCCCCAGCGGGTGAGGGTTGTGGAGCAAGTTTTTTCAGACAAGAAGCTCAAGAGCGGGGGTGTCTCATTGGCGGTGAGTCGGGGTGAGAAGCTCCCGGCCGAGCAGGGCGCTGGGCTGACCGCCAAGGGCCGTGCCAAGTACAACCGCGAGACCGGCTCGAATCTAAAGGCCCCGCAGCCGCAGGGTGGCGCTCGCCGGGACTCGTTTTGTGCCAGGATGGCCCCGGCTGCTGAAAAAAGTGAGAAGGGCAGCCGCGCCCGCGCGTCCATGAAGCGCTGGAATTGCCCTGGGTGGTGAGCAGGCATGTCCTACTCAGGAAGCGTTGGAAGCACAGTCATCCAGGTCCAGACCCTGATCGATCACGGGGCGCGACGTGCCGGCAAACTGGCCGAGGAGCTCACCTCCGAGCAGCTTCTGAGCGCCCGCGAGTCGCTTTTTTTCCTGTTGTCGAACCTGATCAACATCGGGATACAGTACTGGGCGATTGAAAAGAAGGTTTACGGCTTCAAGGCGAACCAGTACATCTACCAGTTACCTGTTGGGGGCAATGATGTGCTCCAGGCACTGTACCGGAGCCTAGGGAGGCCCTCTGGGTCGTATGCGAGCAGTGCCGGGGGCGTGGTTGCGAACGCTTTTGACTCCGACATCGACACCATCTGCACGCAAACGAGCCCCAACGGCAACATCTCTGTTGACTACGGTGCCGACAACCCGGTCTACATTGCCTCGATTGGTGTCCTACCTGGGGTTTCTGCGAGCATAAGCTGCGTATTTGAGTACTCTGCCGACGGCATTACCTGGAACACGCTCTATGACCCTGGGGTGACCGTTTGGGTCGACAACGAGTGGCTTTGGTACGACATAGACCCCGGGCAGACGGTGGAGTACTACAGAATCCGGGCCACAAATGGCTCGACGCTCTCTGTTCGTGAGCTCTACTTCGGGAACGACTCGACCGAGATCACGATGGCGCGCCTGAACCGGGACGATTACACCAACCTGCCCAACAAAAACTTCACCGCCAACCAGCCCTTCCAGTTTTGGCTGAACCGCACCATCCCGCAAGCTGAGATCTACCTGTGGCCGGTGCCCTCTGATACCTTTGTGCAGATGACGGTCTGGTACTCGCGCCAGATCATGGATGTGGGTGACCTGTACGGCGAGCTTGAGATCCCACAGCGCTGGTTTTTAGCTGTGCAGTCGATGCTCGCGCACCAGATGAGCCTCGAGTTGCCCGGTGTTGGCCTAGATCGGGTCAGCTACCTCGAGGGCCAGGCCGAAAAGCACCTCACGCTTGCCGAGATCGAGGAGCGCGACAAGTCGCCGATCTACTTCGCGCCCAACATAAGCGTATACACGAGGTAATTCATGCCTCGTTTTCTCGATACCGAGGGCTACTCCGACATAGCGATCGCTATCTGCGACCGGTGCAAGATGAAGCGCCCCCACGCTGTGATAAGGAGCGACCCAAATTTTCCCGGGTTGCAGGTCTGCAACGAGGGCTGCGTTGACGAATTCGACCCCTACCGGCTGCCGGCCCGAAAAACCGAGCGTATAACGATTCGGTTCCCAAGGCCGGACGTTTCGGTTGCCTTGGATCCCAACAATTTGATCACCGGCCCCTACGGTGACTACGTCATCTCGCCAGAGCAGAACACCCAAATACCTGAAAATAATGGCAACCTTGACGGAATTGAGGTCTAGAGTGTGGCCAATGTAACCATCACGCAACTCCCAGCCGCGGGGGCTATCACCGGCGCAGAGCTTGTCCCTATTGTCCAGTCCGGGCTCACAGTCCGAACCACGGCCTCTGCCCTGGCGGGCTCACCCGTCCAGACCCAGACCTTCCTGACCCTTAACCAGGAGCCAACCCTGCCCAACAGCCGCAGGCTGTCCGGCGGCACAGGAATTGGATTGACGGACGGCGGGGCGCTCTCGACCCTCCAGGTCAATCTTAACGGAGCCTCAGGGAGCCTTGAGGCGGCCTCAGACGGCGTGGTCGTTAAAACGGGCGCCTCCTCGGTCACGAATCGATCCATCGCGGTGTCTGGTACCGGGCTGAGTATAAGCAACGCCTCAGGGGTCTCGGGCAATCCGACCCTGTCGCTTGATGGGCTCATCGCGGCGATGGCCCAAGTCTCTGGGACGGGTTTGTTGGCCTTCCAAAACAGCGCCACGGCGGGTGGGGTATTGATCGCCGGGACCGCTGACCAGATTTCTGTAGCGAACGGCAACGGGCAGGGCGGCAATCCGACCATCGCGATCACATCCGATCCAGTGATCCCGGGCACCAGCGGCATGGTGATCCCGGTGGGTACTACGGCGCAGCAACCGGTCGGTGTTGCGGGACAGTTTAGGTTCAACAGCACCACCCAAACCTTTGACGGCTTCTCTGCGGGCCTGTGGCGGCAGTTTTCTTTGGCTGGGGGCGTGACCGCCTTCAGTGCCGGGTCGACAGGTTTCACGCCATCTTCGTTAAGCAGTGGCGCGGTGACCCTGGCTGGGACCCTGAATCCGGCCTCTGGGGGCACGGGTGTGAACAACGCCTCCTTCACGACCACGCTGGGCGGAAACGTGAGCACAGCGGGGTCTTTTACGACCTCTGGCGCGTTTTCTTTGGCCCTGACCACCACAGGTAGCACCAGCGTCACTTTGCCCACCACGGGCACGCTGTCGACCCTCACGGGCAGCGAAACCCTGACCAACAAAACGATGTCGGGTGCCTCGAACACCTTCTTGAGCATCGGCAACGGCAGCCTGACCAACTCCAGTGTGACCTACAACGGCATTACGGTGGCGCTGGGCGGCTCTGGAACGATAACAGCAACGACAACGGCCGCCTTGACCGTCGGTACCGGTCTGGAACTGAACTCGGGCACCACTTTTGACGGCTCAACCGCCAAGACGATCAGCATCGACAGCAGCGTGGTGACCCTGAACGGCACCCAGACACTGACCAACAAAACGCTCACCCTCCCCGTGATCGGGCAGATCGTCAACACTGGCACTCTAACCCTGCCGACCAGCACTGACACGCTGGTGGGACGGGCCACGACCGACACCCTAACCAATAAGACCATCAGCGGTGCCAACAACACCCTGACCAACATAGGCAACGCGTCGCTGACCAACTCGTCGATCACATTTGGCACCAGCTCCATTGCACTTGGTGCGACCGAACTGGCTCCTGCTGGCCTGACCTCGGTGACGGTCACGCAGAACCCGAGCAGCGCTTTGCAGTTGGCGACCAAGCAGTATGTGGACACGCTGGTGGCCTCAGGTATTACCTACCATGCCCCGGTCGATTACGAGGTCCCCGCAGGCAATCTCAACGCCACCTACAACAACGGCAGCGCCGGTGTCGGGGCCACGCTGACCAATGCGGGCTCCCTGGGCGCCTTCACACCAGACGGTGTGGTGGCATCGGTCAGTGACCGAATCTTGATCTACAACCAGACCAACCAGTTCGAGAACGGTGTCTACACCGTGACGGTGCTGGGCGACGCATCGACTGCCTGGGTCCTGACTCGCGCAAGCGACGCAGACACCTACGCCCTGAAGAGTCCCAACGGGCTAGGCGAGGGGGATGCGTTCTTTGTGAGCTCCGGCGCCACCGGGGCCGGCGAGACCTATGTCTGCAACACCTCAGGCACGATCACCTTCGGCACCACGGCGATCACTTTTGTGCAGGTCTCGGCGACGCAGATCTACTCAGCGGGCACCGGCCTGACCTTGACCGGTACCCAGTTCAGCCTGACCGCCCCGGTGACGGCCGTCACAGGCGGGACCGGGCAGAGCTCCTACACCACTGGCGATATGTTGTATGCAACATCGAGCACCGCTCTCGGTAAACTAGCGCTGGGAACCCAGGGATATGTTCTAAAGGCCGGGGCCAGTGCCCCTGAGTGGAACGTAATCTCTGGTGGCACTTTTTAGAGGGATCTTTCATGCCCGCAGCAAATTTTACACCAATCATTTTGTATCACTCCACCACTGCGGCGGCAACTCCAGCCGCAGCAAATCTGAACACGGGGGAGCTGGCCCTCAACACCAACGACGGGAAGCTGTTCTATAAAGACAGCGCCGGTGCTGTGCAAGTCCTCGCTGTGAAGTTCCCAAGCGGGGTATTACCGGTAGCGAACGGTGGCACCGGCCTGTCTTCCGGCACCTCGGGTGGGGTGTTGGCATTTACCGGGGCTGGGACACTTGCCTCATCAGGAGCCCTTACAGCGAATGCCTTGGTGATTGGTGGTGGCGCGGGTGCTGCACCGAGCACCACGACCAC